TTATATCTCGCTATACGCCGCGTTCGGGTGGTTTATTTTTTTGCCCCTTCGTCCTTGTCGCCGCGCCCTGCCTTCATACCCTCGGCATATATGGCGAGCCTGTCAACCTCGTACTGGTCAAGCCCCTCAAACTCGGCGCGGTTGAACGCAAACAGCTTGTCTTGCAGAACCTCGGGGACTTCGAGAACTTGGGGCGTGGGGTCGCCAGAGCGGTTGAGGAGGTAATCAATAGAGCAAGATAGCAAGTCCGCAAGTTCAATTAAATTCTTACCTGCTGGAGTTTTCTTTCCGCTCTCCCATTCACTGACAGTAGGCGCGGAAACTCCGATAGTCAAAGCAACCTGTTTCTGGCTAAGCCCAGCAGCCTTGCGGGCATTTCCAATATTATTCAAAGTCGTCACCCCTTAATGTTATTTTATAGCTAATAGATATATAAATCAATATAAAAAAATTAGCAAGTAGCTATTGACAAAGGGTGCGACATGTGTATAATGTAGCTATAGGCTATTTTTTGGAGGTGAAGATATGAGAGATTGGCTAAAGGCTATCCGCGAGAACAAGGGATTAAGACAGTCTGCGGTAGCTGCGGCTGTCGGAATTTCACAGCCCTCATATTACAACATAGAAAACGGCGAACGCCGCCCGTCCGTTGAGACGGCAAAGAAAATTGCCAATACGTTAGGTTTCGACTGGCAGCTGTTCTACCCCGACGACCCCGACGAATCGGCTAAGGGCGACCCCGGCAGCGCGGAGGGGGTGGGGACATGAACGCGCGGGCTATATTGGAGTTTACAAACAACCTGACCGACGTATGCAAAAACAAGAAGCCAGGATGCCCCACTTGCTGCTACAGGCTTTTCTGCTACACAACACCGCTGAGCTGGACTGAGGGCATGGTCGCGAATGTCATCAGCTATCTTGAGCAGGATATGGTTTCGCATACGGGCACGGAAGACCGTATTTGTTAAGTCCATTGCACTTATAGCGTGAGTAATTGGTGCCTTCGACCACAGCGGGGCAGATCGACGAGCTGACCATTTCCAGTCCGCCGCTTGAAGCGATTGCGTACTCTTCAACAATTGTGAATTTGAAGTCTTTTTTGTAACATTCGACGAGCCGCTCTTTGTACCTAGCCAATTCAACACATCCTTTCGCATGAAGCTTATCACGATACGGAGGAAAGCACAATGAGAGCAAAAAAAGCCGACCCGCACTGCGTAACGGCAAACGACCTACTGCGGGACCCCGGCAGCGCGGAGGAGGTGGGGGTGTGAGGACAGATTGCCAAAGCTGCCGCCTTTCGATAGAAGCGTTGATGGACGATGCCCTGTCAAGCACCGAGAAAGCATACATTGTGCTTGAAAACATGTACGACGAACCACTTTTCGATGAGCATAAGGCAATTGCTGACGCTGTTGAGTATCTTAAAGGTTTGCCGTGCAGGGGGGCAGTTACGAAAGCAGCCACTTGAGTAAGCAATAAGAATTAGGAGGAGACGGCGTGAGAATCAAAGTCTGTGGGGAAACTGGAGAGCTCGCCAGCGCGTCGCCTTGGTATGAGCATGGCATGACAGACATTGGTGTCGAATACCCAATAAAAGTGAGCGGGTACAGGGAAGTCGAGGTTCTTGAGTCTGACGGTAAGGTGACGAAGCTTTACGGAGTCCGAGCGGATGAAATTGAAACTATTTTATAGGGGGTGGGGACATGAATGCACGGGCTATATTGGAGTTTACAAGCGCGCTAACCGCTGTTTGCGTCGGCAGGCACTGTGACCCGCTGACCGGCGACGAATGCCCGAACTGCGGATACCGGTTGTTCTGCTACACATCGCCGGCAGGATGGACGGAGGAGCTGGTGTCTACGGTTGTTGACTGTCTTGAGCAGGGTACGGCTTTGCATACAAGCAAGGACGGCCAAACTCGTTAATTCCGTTGCAGTTATAGCGTGAGTAATCCGTACCCTCGACCGCTGCCGGACAGATTGACGAACTGACCAGCTTTTCAGCACCGCTCGAATCCAAGGCGTACTCCTCATAGACCTTGAAGTTAAATTTACGCTTGTGGCACTTGACGAGCCGCTCTTTATACCTATCCAATTCAACACATCCTTTCGCGCAAATAATAACACTTTAAGGAGTACATGACAATGAAAACTGAAAAAGGCTATTTGAACGGAATCGGAAAAACAGTTATCGCGCTTTTGATCGCGACTTTTGTAATTGGGGTCATCGCGCTTGCGATGAGCGTGCTCCCCAGATATTCGGTCTGGCAGAGGGGCCTGAAAGGCGAGGCTGAACTCCGGCAGGCGGAATGGAATAAGCAAATCCTTGTCAGGGAAGCAGAGGCCATGCTGGAAGCCGAAAAACTCAACGCTCAGGCGGAAATCGAAAGGGCAAAGGGCATGGCGGCGGCGATGGAGATAGAGAACGGAATGCTGACGGAAACATATATAAAGTACCTTTGGGTCAGGAGCATGATCGGGAACGAAAATGTCATATACATACCGACCGAAGCGCAAATCCCGATTTTAGAAATTGGAAGATAAATAGGAGAAGGCAGCGTGATGATGTTTAACAGAGGGCGCAGAATCCAAATGCTGCGCGAGAGGTTCCCCGCTGCGGATATGTCTGAAATCATTGAGATGGAGGCTGAGTTCCATAGAAACGCGCTGCGCTCTACCCTTCCTGCCGCCCTTATGATTGTATGCCCTGTCCTAGGAGTTGCGCTTGCTCTCTTAGTTGCGCTAATGCTGGGCATGTAGGAGGAAACGGACATGGCAAACACTATTTATAGCATTCTTCTTGGTATTCTTATTGGCGCAACAATATCGGGCGCAATTATCGGCTACTTCCAGTCAATATCAAATTACGGCAAAATCGCCGACTTGCAGAAACGGGTAGCCGCCCTTGAGAGGGAAGCTCAAGAGCGGCAAGGCATGGAGATAACGCTTGATGGGAAAGAACTATTGCGCGATCCAATCGTAACGTTGTGGAAACGTATACCATAAAAGGGTAAAGGCGGAGGTGAAACACGCATGAACCAAATGAGAACGACCCGCAGGGCAGTATTTGCCGGCATCGAGGGAGATCTATCCGGCGATATCAGCATTGATGTGAACTCAATACCTGACTATGCACGGAATGACTTGGCAAGATTCGCCTTGTCGCTGGTTGAGGAATGCTTCTCAAAGCCCGGTGCCGAGGAACGCTACCAAAAATGGCTAAAAGAACGAAAAAAGCGCCTGAGTGCCAACACAGTAACGGGAGGAAAACGCAATGGCGAAAGCGGAGAAGCCGCCGAAATTGACGTTGAAAGCGGCAAAGGCTATAGCGGTTGATTTTTTAGGGTTTTCAACGGGAATAAAGGCACATGAGAATAACAACGCCGATTATCAGCGGTACGAAATGAATATAGGGAATTGTCAAGCCCTCATAACTAACGCAAGCGGGTATTGGGGCGTTGCCTATATTTGGTTCGCCGGGAAGCGCACGTATTACGACATTAAGACGTTGCGGGAACATCGCAGCATCACGGATAAAGAGCGGCGCAAAGACCGCCACGACGACATAAGGGACGCGGCAACCTCTGAATATGCGTTTATGTTCAAAGCCTTAGTTGAGGAACATGGGCTTGAATCGTGCCGCAATATGCTTGAAGAAGCGGGAGGTAGATTATGAGTGGACGCACGCCCTACACGGGTCAAGACCGCTGCACGGGGTTCGTCGCGGCGATTATGTTGGGGATACTGTTTGTTTCGATGGTTTGGTTCGCGTATTGGTGGTTTAGCCAAGCTGAAGAAGCGGCGGCAGCCGAAACGCCAACGGAGATAACGGCGATGGAGGACAGCGCAGAATGAAGCGGACAAACGTAGACGCGCGCTACTGCGAAAAATGCGGACGCAAGGTGCTGGAGCATTATGGGCCATCCGCAGCGAGAAAAATAAAATACTACCGCCACATGGATCCGGGGGCGCGTGGTTATCAGTGCCGGGACTGCGAGGAGCCGGATATTGGGAAGCAGAGGGCGGCAGCTAATGATTGACAAGCCCGATTGCCCCGCCCTCAGACGGGCGCCGGAGCTTTCGGTTACCGAGGCTTGTGCCGCTTATGCGGTCCAACAGGAGTGCCGTCTTTGCGGCGGTACTTTCCGACCTTGACGGTCATCGGCCCGCTACGCGGCGGCTTCTCGGTGCATTTGCCTCTGGCTATCGCCCTCACCTCCTCTCTTCGGGAGAATCCCGCGCTTAAAGGACTTCCCGTAGAAACAAGGTTAGAGCTGCTCCGGCACCCGTCTGAGGGCGGGGCATATCAATTGAGGTGAGGGCGAGCTGACGCCGATAAATGCTAAACTGAAATTAAGGATTTTAGGAGGGATTTAAACGTGAACGAACTGACCATTTTAGAGAACGGGATAGTCCCGGTCTACACAACCGACAAAGGGGATCGCGTCGTTGACGGGCGTGAAAACATCTACGCTAGACTGCGCAAACACACGGATTTTGAGGGATTTTTCGTTGATGTTTGCAAACTAAAGACACAATTCAGCAAAAGTAAACTGAAAAATCTGCACGACATTATGGACTTGTTTGCGGAAAATCCTTTTAGCCGTTCCGCAATCGTCTATATTAAAGATTGTATTCTGTGCGAGGGGGTGCTCCCGTTCAACAGACATCCAGAGAGAAAGTCGGAAGAGTCAAGCAAAAAGCAAGAAATTATTAAGCGTTTCCATGCCATCTTTCCTGCATACAGTCTGCTCGGATGCGAAGTTTCCGTTACTGGAATTGGGCGAATTGATTTGTTAGCTACAGAAGTGGCAACTGGCAGATACGTAATTATTGAACTAAAGGCAGGTGGCAAAAATCCGTCACAGCAACTAGTTGCATACGCTTTCGCATACGATGATCCGATACTTATTGGAATATCGGAAATTCCAATAAGTAAGAATAATCGAATTAGCGACGTCACCTACTATACTTTTGAGGAGCTAGGAATATGAACGGATTAACACCAATCGAACACAACAATCAGCGCATACTTACAACGCGGCAAATTGCGGACGGATATAATACCGATCCGCGAGTAATAAGTAACAACTATAACCGAAATAAAGAGCGGTATCAAGAGGGGAGTCATTACTATGCGCTGTCGGGAGAGGGAAAACGCGAGTTTCTTGACCGTCATCATATTGAGGACGGTTCCCAAAATGCGGCAGTCCTCTACCTCTGGACGGAAAGGGGCGCATTGCTCCACGCAAAATCGCTGAACACCGACAAGGCTTGGGAAGTATACGGCGATCTTGTTGAAAACTACTTTAACCCGAGCCGTAGCCTACCGACCTCTGGCCTCTCCCCTCAATTGCAATTCATGGCAGAGGCAGTAAACGTCCTAGCGACGCAAGAGCGTAAAATCAAGCAATTGGAAGAAGCGCAGCGCGAGACTGCGGCAGCGATAATCAATATCAAAGATATCTTCACCGAGCGCGACGACGACTGGCGGGCGTGGCTTAATAAGATGTTCAATAAAGCTGTGCAAAACAGCCCGGGCAAAGACTATCAATCGCTGCGGCGCGAAACTTACGAAGAGCTTGAGCGGCGTGCTGATTGCGACCTTGCCAGGCGGCTGAGCAATCTCAAGCGGCGGTTATACGAAGGCGGAGCGACAAATACCAAAATCAACAGCATGACACGCATTGACGTAATAGAGGCTGACACAAGGCTCAAAGAGATATACACGTCGATAATCAAAGAGCTTGCGCTAAGGTATTCGGCATGAGCGGAATAGGCTACATCGACCACGGCGTTGGCTGCTTGAACCCTGACAACTACGAGGCGCGGCATATAGACGACTGCCTCCGCTGCGGCGGCGAGATATACGAAGGCGGCGAGACCACAAGCGGGCTTTGCGCGTGGTGTGAATGCGAGTTAAACAACACTGGGTATATTTAGGAGGAATATAAAGATGAGCAACGACACAATGATAATGCCGGTAGACCAGGACGAACTGATAAGCCTCGACTACGACAACATAGTGGCAGTGGCGGAACGCGCAGACAAGATGGTCAATGCGCTCAATAAGATCATGGGCGCCGCACTGAAAATCACTACGGGGCGGGATTGGGTTCTTATTGGCGGAACGCCGTATTTGCAAGAATCGGGAGCCACAAAGGTTGCCAGGCTATTTGGGATCAGTACTGAAATCCATGAGGGGTTCCCAAAGGTTGAGCGCGATGCGGACGGGTATCCGACATATCACTACCGTATGCAATTTGCTATGGGAAACCAGCGCGTAACTTGCGACGGTTCGCGTAATTCAAGGGATGATTTTTTCGCCGGAAATCGTGTTGACAAAAACGGCAACACGAAAAAGCAAAAATCGGTCGATGAAATCCCGTTGGAAGACGTCAGGAGGGCGGCCTATACAAATTGCATGAATAACGGCATAAAACGCATTCTGCCGGGGCTGCGCAATCTGGACGTTTCCGACTTGGAAAACGCCGGATTAAATATGAAAGACATACGCGGCTATACCTTCAAAGAAGGCTCGAAGGGCGGCGCAAAAAAGAGCGACGATACAGGATTAAAATGCTCCGCTTGTGACGCGGTGGTGTCTCAAAAGGTGGCGAGCTACAGTCAATCAAAATATAACGAAATCTACTGTTATGACTGCCAGCAGACCACTAAGCCGAACTCAGCGCAAAAAAAAGAGGAGCCGCAACATACTCCCGAACCGACATTTGAGTATTCTGACGCAGACGCCCCGCCCGGACGGTGATTGCGATGAACGCACACGAAATGAACGCCCGATTGCTTGAGGCAAAGCGAGCGAAAATAAAAACTTTTCCGTGCAATAACCTGAGGGCAAGCAACATTGGCCATGCTTGCGAAAGATATCTTTACCTGCTCATTAAGCATTGGGATAAACAGAATCCTCACGACGCCACGTTGCAGTCTATATTTGATCTCGGAAACGCGCTTGAAGGATTCGTGATTGACCAGCTCAAAGAAGCGGGATTTGAGACCATCACGCCTGTGGAACGGTCTTGGAAAATCGAAAATCCTCTTGTTACTGGTCGTGAAGATGTGCGGATAAAATTGGATGATGGGCGGCTGTACCCCGCAGAAATCAAAGGCATGTCCCCGCACGAATGGGAGCGGCTTAACTGTATAGACGATTTCCACTCAAGCAAGCGCCATTATGTCCGGGCGTATCCGGCACAACTGATGATGTACTGCTATAAGTTTGAAAAAGAGGTAGGGTTTTTCGTACTTTTGAACAAATTGACGGGTCAGATAAAGGTCATTGAAGTGCCTTTTGATTGGGATCGCGCAGACGCTCTCTTAAAAAAAGGCGAACGCATATACGAGGCGCTTGCTGATGATTCCGGGAAAACGATTCCGGATTCCTGTGACGACATATCTGTCTGCGAAAGGTGCTCGCTTGCGCACATCTGCACAGCGCCAATAACGCGCGCAGAGGCCGACATAGACGATGGTGAGCTTGAGGCTCTGATTGACAAAAAGATGGAATTGAAAGCTGCCTATGATGCTTACAATGATACTAATGATGAAATAAAGCGCGTAGTCGGCGAGCGGGAGAAAGTTATAACAGGCAAGTATCTCGTACAGGCTAAAACGATAAACAAGGCTGAGTATATAGTAAAGGCGCGTCAGGAAAGGCGCGTCAGCATAAAGCGATTGTGAGGCAGCCATGACAACCAAGATTCAAAATCAAAAATGCGGCACCCTCACAGACGCCGATATACACGAATTAGGCGCGCTGCTCTTTAAGGCAGGGTATACAGTACGCAAGATAAAGGAACGCGAAAACGGCAAGGAAAACGGACGCTGGGTACACGTAATTACTTTTGAGGGAGACCGGAAATGAAATGTCCCCATTGCAAATCAGGCGAGTCTAAAGTAATAGACAGCCGCCCGGTCGAAGGCAACGTCCGGCGGCGGCGCGAATGCCTGTCGTGCGGCAAACGGTTTACGACCACGGAAGTTGTAAAGGAGAGCATCAATGATAACACAGGAGCAAATAGACAAACTCCGGGAACTCGACAAGGCGGCGACGCCGGGGCCGTGGACATATGACGGGATGCACAGCGAGATACACGCATACGAATCCGCTAACGGGGCATTCCTGATAGTCAGCGAACTCCGGGAACATCCGGGCGATGAAATCCCAGACGAGTATGGCCATGCTTACAACCCGAATTTTGAGCTTATCACAGCCATGCGGAACGCGCTGCCGGGGCTGCTGGACGCTTTTGAGGATAGGCGGCACGCGCTATCAGCAATGCGGGAGGCGAGGGACAGCGCCGTTGAAGAGAATGTATCCCTGCGCCGTACACTCGCGGAGTTAGCAGATGAAATCAGCAGGATTAGGGCAGAGCGGGACGCTCGCGCGGGCATTGCCAGTTCCCGCGAACCTCCGTAAAAGGCAACGGCCCATTCCGACGGCAGCCTTAACCACGCCTTGCCGGGGCCTGAAGATATTCCTCCCTATTCTGTCAATAGCGGCCGCGCGTCCTTGGCGTGGTTGGCGGCCGCGATAATAAGCGAACCAGAAGGCGGTGGTAACTTGATATGAGCCAAGGGTGGATAAGCCTCCACCGCCAGATTTGGGACAATGAGATTTGGCAGGATAAGCCATTCGCGCGCGGTCAAGCTTGGATAGACCTATTGTTGATGGTCAACCATGAACCGAGGAAAATTGTACATGGGAAATCTTTAGTCTTTGTTGGGCGGGGCAGTACCATTACATCCATACGCAAGCTTGCTGACCGCTGGGGCTGGAGCAGACAAAAAGTTTCTGACTTCCTAGACCTTTGCGAAAGCTTGGAGATGGCTAAAATAAAAAAGGACAAAAAAAAGACGGTCATAACCATTGCAAATTATAGCTTTTTTCAAGATATGGATGCAATAAAAAAGCCACAAAAAAGCCACTGATAAGCCACCTTCTATATATAATAATAATGAGAATAATGAGAATAAAGAAATAATACCCCCTATATCCCCCGATGACACTTTTGAAGGACGCCCGTTTTCGGACGATGTCAAGGCTGTTGTCTCTGATTGGCTGAGGTACAAAAAGGAAAAGGGGCAAGCATACAAACCAACGGGGCTAATGAAAACATTAACCCAAATTGAAAACAAACTAAGCACCCTCACAGAGGGGCAGGTTATATACGCAATCAACGAGAGCATGGCGTGTAATTACCAGGGGATCATATGGGATAAAGCAAAAGGGTATGCGGCAGTTGCCGACACGCAAGACCAATTAGAAATCGGAAAGGATATATGTTATGAACCACTCCGCTGATCTGCCCAACGCAGGAGAATGGCTGACATACCTGCCCAAACATATGAACGCTGACCTGCCGACCGGCCTTTGGATATGCCTTGACGTGCTCGATGTTGACTTTGTCAAAACAAATGCGGCGTGTCTGTCCGGAACGTGGGAAGACATTAAGCACTGCCGCGAGTTTTTTGAGTGCTTCGGCAAAATATTTGTAGCAATTGCACAACCGGACATGTGCGCATTGACGGCTGAGAAAATAAGCGAACACGTTATAAGCACAAGCGTATTACGGGCTTCTGATACCGCATTTAAGGGCTGCTCTTCGATAAGAGAATACTGTAAAAAATACGGCAATGATAAGTTGGGCGACATAACGCACGGTTTCATCGAAATCGAAAACCCCAGGCTGCTTAACTACGCAAAAATAAAAAGACCAAAGCGAAACCCGACGATATTATCAGGTATTGCCGGTATAGACAAGGGAATCGGAGGCTTTAGGAAATCTGAACTGTGCGTTTGGACAGGCAAAAGGGGCGACGGCAAAACAACGCTTGTCAACAACATATTGCTGGACTCTGTAGAGCATGGCCATAAGGTCTGCATATACAGCGGAGAGTTGCCGCCAGATCGTCTCCGGGATTGGCATTATCTGCAAGCGGCAGGTCATGAAAATGTGAGGTCAAAAACATATGAGGAATCCGGGAAGACCTATTGGGATATTCCTCAAGAAACTGAATCGAAAATTGACGAATGGTGGAACGGCAAGATGTTTTGCTTTGATACACGCCACGCTAAAGTCCATGAGGAAAACACCATTTTTGGACTGTTTGAATATGCGTGGTATAGGCACAGCACCTCGGTCTATGTCTTAGACAATCTTATGACAGCGCAGATAAATGACTCGCGAGAATACTACCGTGCGCAATCGAGATTTGTCACACGCTTAACAGAGTTTGCAAGGAGGCGTGAGGTACTTATACACCTTATCGCGCATCCAAGAAAAACAGGCAAAAGTGAAATTCAGGCAGACGACGTTTCGGGCATAGGCGATATAACAAACATTGCCGACAATGTCTTTAGAGTCGATAGACTGCCGGAAGGCAATGACTCCGGCGCGGATGCGCGAGTAAAAATTCTAAAAAACAGGGAATACGGAAAGCGTGGCGATGTATTGCTGTTATTCGACGAAAGCTGCCGAAGATTTTCCGACATGGACGGGTCAGGCTTTTTAAAGCAATACTCGTGGGGCGATGATGGTTTTAGGGAATTACCCGGTGACTTGGAGTTGCCGTGGTTACTGGAGGATTAAGCCCGCTAAAGGAGAGTTAATGCCATGAATGATAACGATGCAGCACATGCAAAAAAATCGTTCACAATAGCCTATAAGGCGTATGAAAAGCACTACGGGGCCGGCGCATCCGATTTTTCGGGGATAGCTGTGGAGTTTGGCGAGACAAGCAAAGGCAACCCGTTTTTAGCGGGTCTGCTTGCAGCAGTTTACAACAAGCTGGCAAGTGATTATAAAAGGCGGGAGGCTACACAATGAGACTAACAGGGATGAATGAGCGTGACGTCGTCCGGCAATATATATTTGAGATCCGACGGCATTTGCAGATAGCGAAGGTTTGCGCGACGCGAGAAGAAGGTAACGCATATATCGACATTGCGCTGGCTTATCTATCGCTTTTAGAGGCGCCGGAGCGGACGGCGGATAAAAGCGCATGATCGCAGAGGAATACGGGACATTCAAGCTTGTGTGCGACATCTGTAGTGAGTACGTCACCGAACCCAGCTTCGACGACGCTGTAGCGGCAAAGAAAATACACGGGTGGCGGAGCCGTCGGGACGAAAGCGGAGAATGGTATGACATGTGTCCGGACTGCCTGGAGGAATGAGCGTGGAACAGAAATTTGTAATCAATGGCAGAATGGCGGGGCTCAATGACTATACAAATGCTTGCAGGGGGCATCGGAGCCTCGGTGCGCAGATCAAGAAGAACGAGACTGAGAAAGCCATGTGGGCGATAAAGGCGGCTCACCTGAAATCGTTTGAAAAGCCGGTAAGCGTCTCTATCCGCTGGGTGGAGAAAGACCGGAGGCGGGATCCGGACAACGTGACCTTTGCGGCAAAGTTCATCATGGACGCGATTGTCGGTGCAGGGATCATACCTGACGACAGCCAAAAATGGGTGCGGTCGATCACGAACGAGATAGCCGTTGATAAGGATAATCCGAGGGTGGAGGTACACATAAGCGATGAATTACCATGAGTTTATAGGGTCAAAGCGGCATACCGCCAACAACTACGGTTTTGAGCCGATATGGATGCCGGAGGATATGTTTGACTTCCAAAGCCACATAACGGGAAAATCACTCAGGCGCGGAAGGATGGGCATTTTCATTGACACCGGGCTTGGAAAAACGCGCATCGCGCTGACCATAGCTCAGAACATAGCCCTAAAGACAAATAGGAAAACGCTTATCCTCACGCCTTTGGCGGTCGCTTTCCAATTTCTGAAAGAAGCGGAGGCAATCGGAATTGATGACATTGAACATTGCAAAGACGGCAAGCATACAAAGAAGATAGTGCTGTGCAACTATGAGCGCTTGCATTATCTTGATTGCAATGATTTTGAATGCGTTATCTGCGATGAAAGCTCCATCCTCAAGAATTTTAGCGGTAAAACAAAAGCTCAGATAACCGAATTCGTGAAAAAAACTCCGTATAGGTTTTTGATGTCCGCGACGCCCGCGCCTAACGATTTTATAGAGCTGGGTACGAGCAGTGAGGCCCTCGGCGGAATGGGGCATATAGATATGTTAACAAGATTCTTCAGGAGCGTCGGAGATACGATAGACAGCAGGGCAAAAGCCGGAATTGGCGAAAAGTATTATCTTAAGCCACATGCCAGAAGAGATTTTTTTGAATGGGTAAATACATGGGCAGTTATGATTAAGATGCCGTCCGACATAGGGTACAGCGACGACAGATATATTCTTCCGGCACTCACGGAAAACGTACACATGGTAGACAGCGTGAACCTCACCAATGAAATAGGACAACTTATGCTTGTGCCGATTGTTGCGGAATCCATGAGCGAAATACGGCGCGAGCAGCGAAGCACGGAACAAACCCGCTGTGAAAAGTCCGTGGAGTTGGCACGGGGAAAGGCTGCGGTGTACTGGTGCAACACCAATAGCGAAAGCGCGCTGCTAAAAAGCGCTGACCGCGAAGCAGCAGAGATTATCGGCAGTCAAAGCGTAGAGCAAAAAGAAGAGTTGCTAAAGGCGTTTTCGGACGGGGAAGTCGTCCGGCTGATAACAAAGTCGTCAATAACCGGCATGGGCTTAAACTGGCAGCATTGCAATTATTCTGCGCTATTCCCAACATGGAGCTATGAAAGCTATTATCAGGCGGTTCGCCGGTTCTGGCGCTTTGGGCAGACTCGCGATGTCACAATCGACATTGTGTTATCTAAAGGTCAGGAGCGGATAATGCAAGCCCTGAACGAAAAGAAAATCAAAACGGCAGAACTATACAAAAGCCTGATAAGCAACATTAACGCAAAATACAATCAGTCGCGGGAAACACATACAGAATCATTCAAGACGCCAGAGTTTTTAGCGGGGTAGTTATGGAAATCAAAAATCAAAAACATTCGGACGAATACAGCCTGTACAACGCTGATTGCATGGATGTGTTGCCACAATTAGGCGATGCTTGTGTTGACCTTGCAATATATTCACCGCCGTTCGCAGGGCTATTCCAATACTCAAGCGACCCGCGTGACTTTTCTAACTGCACAACGCCGGAACAGTTTTTGGAACAATACGATTATCTGGTGCGGGAGTTGGGCAGAGTTACGAAACCAGGGCGTGTGAACGCAGTGCACTGTATGGACATTTGTGACAACTCTGGATATTTATGGGACTTTCCACATGAGATAATCAAGGTGCATAAAGCACACGGATTTGACTATCGTTGCCGAGTCACCGTCTGGAAAGAGCCGCTTAAAGTCCGTATGCGGACAATGGTGCGAACGCTTATGCACAAGTATATTGTGGAGGATAGCACGAAATGCTTTCCTGCGGCACCGGATTATGTGATGTTGTTTACGAGTCGAGGTGAGAATCGAATCCCGGTCACGCACACATCGGGGGTGAACACATACGCCGGGGAAATACCAATATTGCCGCATATGCTAAAGGCTTACAACAACGCCAACAACACGAATTTTACTGGTGACGAGCTTTGGGAACATCTGAACAGAATAAACGATGAAAAGATTACCAAGCTTAACCACTACATCTGGCAGCGGTACGCCTCAAGCGTATGGGATGATATCAGGGTCGATAACGTTGTGCCCTTCAAAGACGCGAAAGACGAAGACGATGAGAAGCATGTGCATCCGCTGCAACTTGACGTTATCGACCGCCTCGTAGAGCTGTACAGCAATCCGGGCGAAATCGTGCTTACTCCATTCATGGGCGTAGGAAGCGAAGTTTATGGGGCGGTGAGAAAAGGCCGTAAAGGGATTGGGATTGAACTCAAGGACAGCTATTTTAAGCAAGCGGTTTTGAACATAGAAGAAGCTGCAAGACTGCGTGACGATGAATCAGAACAGATGGCGATGGAGATGCAGTAATGCCAAAACAAACAACGCTATTTGACGAGTTAATCATAGACAGTTTCGCCGGAGGAGGCGGGGCCAGCACCGGAATTGAGATGGCTGTAGGCAGGCCTGTTGACGTTGCCATAAACCATGATCCGGGCGCGATTGCGATGCACAAGGCAAATCACCCCTATACGCGCCACTACAGCGAAAATGTTTGGGACGTGGATCCGCGCAAAGTTGCAAAAGGCCGCCCGGTTGCGCTCCTGTGGCTCTCCCCGGACTGTA